AAGGAGAAGGAACAGACCGAGAAAATCAATAAACTGGAAGGTAAGGTTTCAGGCATTGAGGGCAAGATTGACAAGATGATGGGATGGCTCCAGCAGACCATGAGCAAGTAATCTCCTACCTATCTATTCACTTTAATATCTTATGATTATGGTAATGATTGAGATTACAGAAGATAAGTTCGATGATTTGTATGACAACATCGAGTCTATGCTTGGTTTTGGCAGTAAGGCTATGTCTTGTCTGAAAAAGATGAAGCAGGAGCGTATGGGTGAACGTATGCCTGATTATCGTGACGATTGGAGAAGAGAGCGTGAGGAACGTGAAGAGCGTGAGAACAGACGTAGATTCAACAACGTGAACGATGATTGGAACTACCCGAACCGCTATGGTGAAAGAGGTGGTGGCGGCTACAATGGTGGCGGTCACTAGTGTTTAACTTGGGAGTTTTGGTAGCGACATAAATGTCGTGACCAGACTCCCTTTAATATTCAGTAATATGGGAAAATGCAGAATGCCATTGGATATGTATGACATGAAACCCGAAGGGATGATTTCTTACCTGAGATACAATGGCTATCATTTCAGCAAGAAGATGTGCGAGTGGGCGGTGAGTCTGATGTACAAGTATGACCCTTCTTCCAAGCGTGATGTAAGTGTCTCGTTTTGGGATAAGGAGAAGGTGGATGCCCTTCTGCTCGGTCAGGGAATCGAGGTGAAGAATAAGATAGGCTACGACCATGTATATGTGGCGAATATGGCGAGGGCAGACTTCTATAAATCTTCCATCAAGGATGAGGAGCAGCTAGCTCAGTTCATCAAGGATATGGTGGATGATGCCGACCAGAAGGATGGTTTCATCTTCAACAGATTCTATGCCGACTGCTGCCACAACGGAGTGCCTATCCCTTGGGAAGATGTGTTATGATCAGAAGAGTAATACAACTCCCGAAGTACGATTGGAGCATAGTATGTTTCATAGGTTATCAGCCGGATGATGCCGATGAGATATGCTATGCTCTTTCTGATATTGGATGCAGCGGCAATCCATTATCAGAAGCCCAAGAACATCTAACCAAGCAGAGTGCAGACAGAGGTCTCACGTATTCCAACCTTGCCCAACGGATAAGCGTTCTTGCCATAGGTAAGGGCAATGCCGCAAGTATCATCAATACCATCGGTCACGAACTCCTGCATGTAGTAGCGCATATCTGTGAGCAGGATCATATTGATATGTTTAGCGAGGAGCCTTGCTATATGATGGGGAGTTTGTGCGAGAAATTCTTTAATGTTTCGAGTGTTAATAATGTTAATTGATAGAGACGAATCGGAATAATTAGTTATCTTTGCACCAATTAAACATTCAAACTTATGAAGAAGAAAATTATATCTTATATTATAGGTGCACTTGGTTGCATAATTATTGATGCAGCATTTGTTGCTATAGCAATCCATCACGAAGCACCAGTTTCTGATTATATTCTTATGGGTATATTCCTACCTATTGTTGATGTTGCGTTTCTTGTTTTTGGTAGTTTATGCTTAAAGAAGTCAGGAAATGAGTGCTTGGTTATTAAATTGCCTGGGGTTGTAGATGACGATAAACTGCCTAAGTTAAAATAGGAACAGAAAACTTGAAGAGAAAATACAAGAAAAGGGTGAATCTTTCGACTCACCCTTTTCTTTATCTTTAGGGTTTACTCTCCATACTTTGGTTCCTCATACACAAGACCATGATCATCTACGTAAGCCTTGGCTTCTGAGTATGTATCAAACTCTACTGCGGTGGCATTCACTGCTGGGAATACCTCAGCATTGTCACCTTCCTCTGTGAGAGGGAACATCATCTTGGTTCCCTCATGTACTACCTTGTACTTCTTTGTTAACTTATTCATATCTTGTTTCCTTTCTTTTTATTGTTAAACTTATGATGTCTTATGCAGGAATGATTGAGACTGTGTAGCCCTTGCTCTGCAAAGTCTGTACAGCTGCATCTGATGCAGAGGTGCGAGTACCAATCAACGAGATTGTCTTATACCAAATATATTCACCAATAAACTTAGCTTCAAGCGTTGCCATATCGTTGAGGAAAGCATCAATATTATTACACTTACACTTTTCTAATGCTAAGATATTTGTTCTGTTTTTAATACCTGTCCATGTAAATGTGCCAGTATTACTGTCTCCTTGTACCCATAAAACATTATTTGGTAAAACAGATAAATCACCATAAACTCTTGTGCCTTTAAATCGTAATTGGGTAACTTTTGTATTCTTATAAACAGAAATATCACCAGTTACTTTAGTATTCGAGATATCTGGAATATCAGTAAGACCCGCCAATTTACCAAGCACAGCAATGTCACCTGTTACCTGAGTGTTGGATAATTTTAAATGTACGAGACCCGTCAATTTACCAAGCACAGCAATGTCACCTGTTACCTGTGTGTTGGATAACATTAAGATTACAAGACCTGTCAATTTACCAAGCACAGCAATGTCACCTGTTACCTGAGTGTCGGATAACATTAGATTTTTGATATTTGGAGAATACTTCAGCGATTCTATATCGAAAGAAAGTTTACCTTTAAAATCTTTCCAAGATGTTGATAAGAAAATACCAAAACTACTCAATGAATATTTTTCAGATACAACAATTTCATAATCACCATTGCTGTAATACACTAATTTTTCAGTATTAGCTGCAATATCCATTACCTTACCTTTATTTTCAGATAAAGTCTCATTCGTAAAATAACCATTACCTATAATGCGAAGTTGGATATCTTTATCATTTCGTACACTGAATTTTTGTGAATCAGCAGTAGGAGATTCTACCTTGCTAACTTTAATACAGAACTCACCAATACGTAACAGAGAGTCATTCTGTACAGAACCATTTAATTTTGTAATCAAACATTTTCCCATAATTATTTCTTTTTAATTATTTATAATTCCATAAAATATCGCAAAAATCAATTCTCTTTTCTAGCCACATTTTGATTCTTTCCTTTGAATCATACATTCCGTTTGTATAATAGTTACCATCAGTTGTTGGTGTACTTCCTAAACATTCTTTTACACACTTATAATAGTAGTTATCATACCCACCATTACCATAACAAACAATAGTACCTACACTATAATTTGTTTCTGCATTATATGAATTTATAGATTCCAATTCACTCTTTGATAATGGTATGTATGGTTCCCAATGCTCATCAAGATTTGTCGGCTTTCTATATGATGGAGAATTATTCCATTTAGTTACACTCCTTTTTAATGCATCAGTACCTAATCTGTCAAACCAACCATCAACTATCTTGTTTAGATTCTCTTTAGTTACGATACCTTTGTCTCTAAGAGTTTTATACATAGTCCCAATCTCCTCTGCATACAATGACTTTATTACAAAAAGAGGATTTGTTGAATTAGAATCAAAAATCTCCCTAGACAGTGATGAAGTCCACAATATGCCGTTCCATGCTTTTCCAAGACAAGAATCACAATCATAGATATTATATCCAACCTTTTTGTCATAGATGGTTATCTGAGCATTATTATACCATCCGTCCTGATTATAAGTCAATTCACAGAATATGATATATGCTAACAAATTATCAACATCAAAAGATTTCTCTACAATCTTTTTCTTTTCCTCGTTAGTAGATGCAGAGTTCACTTCTGACTTATATGCCTGACACGCTTCTATAATAGCTTTTGTCTTTGCAGTATTTACCATATCCTTATTGGAAGCATTATAATCTACAGATGTGACTTTAAATTTATCAGTGCCAGTTGTTGCAGCATTTAATTTTGAGAATGTGTATTGCTGACCGGCAACAGTATCTGTACCAATAAGCTCTCCCATGTGTGTATCAGCATCATATTCCTCGCCATCTACACAAATAAGTTTTTTAGGATTACGTATTTCTGCACTTATCCAATTAAAACTATCTCCATTAAACATACCTCCAACATTATCTATCAGAATGCTGGTATAGTCTTTTTTGTTCATGGAATAATTTTTCCTGTTCTTTTTAAGAGACCATATAAAGAGACCATAATACTCTCCATTCAGATACACTTCACAAGGAAATTGTGAAGGCATACATTTGGCTTGTGAAACATCGTCCTCCATATCACCTGTTCCACCTATAAGAACATTATCTGAACTTATGTGAAATCTGTTTGAACGTACATCAAGGAATGATATGATTTGCTCACCCATTTCATAGCAAATTGGCTGTATTGATTTTAATGAATCCTTGTAGAAGGCTTTAAGATGGAAACCATCCTGTGCTACCCAATCACCGAACTTTATTTCAAACTCATTTCCACCCCAATCATCTGAAAACAAATCTATAGCACAAGATTTCATAGGGTCAGCCATAGTGCTGGCACCCTGTGCATTAAGATATGCTTTTATCTTAAAATAGTTTCCTGCAAAATCAAAGAACTCAATGTAAGCTTTATCATTTACCAACTTTTTGCTGGGCATTTGATTAACACCAGTAATATTGATTACAGCTTTAGTAGGAATTGGTAATTCAAGAGCAGAATCATGCTTGTCATACCAGTCACTCCAATCAGTTTTACATTTTGTATTAAACCCATTTGCTTTGAGAGCATCTTGGATATTGTTCACACTATTGCCTTGAAGATTGAGATTTGAAACATCAAGATTAGTAACTTCCATATCATGCTCATGTTTTTTTCCATCAGAATCACGATAAGACATTACCTTTCCATCTGCATCAGCTGTAATCTCTGTTCTCCCCTCAGGGTCTTCAATATGCTCAAACTCCTCTGGAATGGTCTCAGACTTGGCATTGTGGATATAGTGACTGCCATCATTGTAAGTAGCAGACAGAACCCTTCCATCAGCATCTTTCTCTACTGCCATATACTCAGGATTCTCCTGCAAAGAGAAAACGTCAAGAAGTTCTTTGAGATTGGCATCTATTGTACCCACCTTTTCTTGCAATGATGCAAGGTCTGATTGAATCTGAGAGATAACTCGCTTCAAGGCATTGACAGCATGGATTTCACCAATGATTTCTCCGTCTCTTCTGATACCAAGTACTACTTTATCATCTGCATCAAGCCAAGCAGCAAAGTATTCTTCATTCTGAATAACGTGGTACATTTCATTGAGAGGATAATATGGTTTGCCTGTATCTCTATAGATACCATAGAGAACTCTTTCCACTGAATCAACTACAGCACACAGGAACTCATCATTCGAGATTACTCTAAATGGAGTATCTTGAATTTCGCCAGCTTCATCCTTGATAGCGACCTTATCAATAGCAGAATTAAGGTTTGCAAGGATGCTTGTCAGTGTCTGAGTATTATCAATGCCAGCAAAGAAGTCCTTCAACTCCTTTAATGTATCAATAGCACTTGTAGTATTGTCATCACCCAAGATAGCGGTAACCTTATCTGCCAAGAGATTTACCTGTGCCTGCAATCTGTCCTCTACTGCACTTGTTTTGCCAAATACAGGAGTACCATCCCACTGAATACCATAGAGAAGTTTATCATTTGCATCTACCTTGGCAAAGATAAATTCCTCGTTCTGAATATAACGAAAAGGGAGAGCAGATTGAGAGACAACTTTATCCTCTGAATCACCAAACTCTTGGACGATATTTTCCTTGTTGAACTTCTTGCTTGCAAGTTCATCAATGGCTCCCTGTGCAGTTACAGAATCAAGACCACTCTCTGTATTCTCGTATGTTACTGCTGAGGCTTGGCTTGCACCACCACTTGCGGAAATGTCCTTGATAGCTTTCTCCATCTGAGTACTGCGAGTCTGCAACAATGAAATATCACCATCGTTGGCGGTGATTTGCTGCTGCTTATCGTTAATCTGAGACTGGAGGTCTGTGTCCTTCTCTTTCAGTTGCTTGACAGACTTATCTACATCTTGGATCATCTGACTTAAATCATCAGGAAGACCAGTGGCGGCTTGAATGGTTTTGCGAAGCTCTGGATCGAACTTCTCAATGCCAAGCGTATCGTCTGCTACCTTTTCATTTGTGACTGAGCCGTCTTTGATTTTTTCCGTAGTTACAGACTCGTTGGCGAAATGCTTGTTCTCCAAGGATGCCTCACGAACTACTCTGCCATCAACCGACTGGTTGCCAAGTTTCGTGTTTGTAATAGCTCTCTCCTCTACCTTCTCAGTTGTTACAGCCCGGTCGTTGAGCTTCTCGGTGATGATAGCCTTATCCTTAACCTTATCGTAGGTGACAGCCTCAGGAGAAAGTTTGGAGTTATCAACTGCGCCATCATTCAACTTATCCGTGGTTACTGCTTTGTTGTTGATTTTTTCGGTCTCTACGGATGAGTCGGCAAGTTTGGAGGTGGTGATGTTGGCATCTGCTACCTTGTCGGTGGTGACGGATGCGGCATTCAGTTTATCGGTGGTTACCGATTCGTTCTCCAATTTCTCGGTAGTTACGGCTTTGTCGGCAATCTGCGTAGTTCCGAGTTGGTCGGTCTTGTTGACCTTCTCGTCAAGAAGCTCCTTGGTGGATTTGCCCGAACTCTCATCCTTGATATACTTAGTGTATGTCAAGGTCTCATCGGCTCTTCCACTTACGAGCGTGTTGTTGTATTTTACTTCTTCTGCCATGTTATTTTAATTTAGCGTTATATGTATATTCTCCTGCTTTCAATTCATCTGACCAATAATAGTATATATCTCCTACCTTAGTAGAGTTGAGATTTGCCGTGAACCCTGACTGAGTGAAGATAACAGGAACACGACTGGCAAACCAGATATATGGCTTGTCCTTGGTGGTGGTGATGGTGATAGACTTATCAACCATGTCACCCACAACCTTGGTTAGGTCATCCATATTGAACTGGCACATGTTCTTGGCAGCGGTTGCTCCGTAATAGTAGATATTATCATCGCCATTCGCCATGATGCTTACGTAGCCTGATACGGCTGGAATCTCAATCTTACCATCCTTGTAAGCATCTCTTGTGATGTCGGCTCCATCCATGACTACTTTCACTAAACCGATATTGAATCCTTCGGCAGGAGTAAGAGTTGCTTCAAATTTCTCACCCAACTTCAATGTAGCAGGAGTAGAGGAGAGGGTAACATCATCCAAGGAATAGACGAATGTACAATCAGACTGATTCTTGGTGACCATATAATATCGAAGGTCGAACATTCCAACCGTCTCACCTTGGAAGACTCCTACGGGAACTTTCACCCTTTGATTGGTCTCTATGATCTGCAAGATGTTTCGCTCCACACTCTTCATCGCATAACCCTCATAAGTCCACGAAACGGCTACATTGTAGTTTCCAATTTCCAAGGTGGATGGAATATTGCATACCAGCACATTATGCTCGATGCCACCGATAGAAGTAGGAACGATGATGGAATCATCGAAGCAGCATTGCAGTTCCACCTTGATATCGGATGCTTGTGTCATATCGAAGTCAACCAAACGGTTGAACTCCTTAGACATTTCCATCTTCCGCACCAAGATATGAAGCTTGAAAGCATTTCCTTGTACTATTTTATAAATCATATTTTGATACACATTATTAATAATAGCGCAAAGATAGGCAGAATTTTCTCTACCTATCTCTTATCCATTAACTTTTGGGCATTAAATCAAGCCCTTCCATCTGAGGAACTTGCGCTTGCGGATGCGCTTTCCTCTCTCGCTCTTGCAGTTGGTATGATAGACACAATCACGGAAGAGGTCTCTCGACTTCATATCCTTATCTACCAGTTTTGTCTTCTTGAAAGCCTCGAAGAGGGGGCGGTTCATAATCATCAGGTTGCCCTTCTCCGTAGGTAGGACAAAGTAGATTTCACCCTTGTTCTTCTTGGCTGCATAGTCTGCCTTAGCCGTAGCTTGGCGGTACATAATCTCGCATTTGATGCGCTTGAAAATCTTAGTAATCTTCATAATCGTATAATTAAAGTTGAAACTATATGATGGTTGCTGCCGAAACAGAAACCTTTTTTCTCATTACCCTAGTCTGATACAGAACCATCTTAGGCATTTTCATTTCATTGAAGCAGATATGGAGTCCAATAGCTCTTGTCATGAGCAAATCATCGTGCTTGCCATCAATGGCTCCGTATGCTCCATTCTTCTTGCGCTCGTAGGTAAGGAACTCGTTCAGGCATCGCTGGTCTCGTTCAACGTATAGATGCTCTCTGACTACCTGAACCAGTACAGAGATAACCATTGGCTTGGTTGCTACATTGGTATGGAATCCGTACTTGCGTGGAACACCTTCCTTAATGTCTGCTTCACTCTGTTTGCGTGCATAGAGATTGTCATATACATCCTTGATTTGATTCAGGATGAACTCAGACTGATCACCACCTTCCAAGATATGTTCCTTGTCTTTCGTCTCCAAGGTGTTGGATTCAATCACCAAGAGGGCATTATCATAGAACTTGGCTATCTGTGCTGCTTTCCAAGCCAGCAAGTCCATATCAATATGCCCATACCATTGGGCTACCACATACGGCTTGCCACCTTCCATCATCCAGTATCGGTCAAAGACACAGATAACAGACCAGTCAGCCTTACTACCTCTACCACCAATATCCACTACAACCAAATATCGGTTGGTCACCTTGCAATCGTCAAAGTACTCCGGCTTGCTCCATATCCACAACTGCCCAGTCTTGTCTTCCGTGAATCGCACGTTCTGTAGGCACTTCTTGCCCTTGTAACCATCACCATAAACATCACCGATAAACTTAGGTGATCGGCAACCTTTCTTGAACTGGTCAACCTTCTCCTCAGCAAATACCTTGGCTCCTGAGTGCTTGAATGCCTCAACTGGGTCAGATGGGAATCCGCTAGCCATATCTCCATGGTCTGTGAACTTCTTGCGCTCCACAATATACCAGTTGATGGCTTCCAAAGGTGCTCCCATCTGCCACAATTTCCAAAGGTATGTACCCGGCTCATCACGGTTAGACATTGTGTTGGTGTTGTTGCGGTTGTCGTATAACCATTTGGCAAACTCCTCCTTCTTTTTCTTGCTTTCAAAGTCAAGATGGTAGAGGTCGTAAATCTCAAACCAAGGAACGAAGAACGGCTCAAATACTGATTCACCTTTCTCTGCTGCCAGCCATTCCTGATGGAAGAAGTTGCCAGTACCATTGGCGGTTGACTCATATACAATCATGGTGTATGGTCTGTAGAGCACACCATTGGTTGCATTCTGAACAACTTGCTCAGGAGACTTGCCTTCTGTCTTCTCCCACAATCCTACCTCAGAACAATGGATGAGGTTGTAATCTTCACCATTGGCGGAAGTCGGATTCTGCATAGAACCTACCTTGATTTTGCAGAATCGCTGAGGAACCTTCTTCACGTTGCCGGATGTACCAAATCCTACAAACTTAGGCTCGTTCTCAGAATAGGCTTCTCCCATTTCGTGCAGGAACTTGGTCGGAAATTCCTTCAACGCTTCATCAAACATTCCTCGGATGGTTTCTGCCGTGTCCTTGACCTGAGCGATGATGAGCGAGTTGAGACCCTTCTGCCACATAATTTGCAGCCAAAGGAAGTACATCTGAATGACCGTTGAACCTCCCCATTGTCGGGCTTTCAGCAGGATGAGTCGGATAGGGCGGTTCTTCTTTCTTCTCTCTTCCAGCCACCTGAGCAGTCTGCGCTGCGGTCTTCTCAGCACAAAACGGAAGGGGAGACCTCCACCTTTCGGCTTGATATAGATGAACATGGCGAAGAAGAAGAATGGGTCGTGCTTCATCCTGATTCGGGTGAACTGCTCCACCAGTTGTTCCATTTCCTCTTCAAGGTTGTATGGCTCATCCATATCCGCATGCAGTTCCTCGATCACCGCCTTGCAGCTACCCAGTTCCAGCAGCATCTTGATGAGCGGAATTTTCTTCATACTCATCGGGAGGTGCTGCTTCTGAATCGGGAAGTCTGGCAGGAAGAGCAGGAATCGCTTATCTCCACAACCTTCACCCTTGATCGGGCTGAAAGGAGTGTTGATTTCCTTGATGCGCTTCTCATTCTCAGTCAGGATGCTCAATACATGTTTGTCTAGTGCATCAGTCAGTTTGGTTTTTATGACTACTTGTCTTGGCATATCGGAGAATTAAGATACCCCCACAACAGACCGACTACATAGCAATAGATGTGGATGCCCACTGCCATGCAAGGAATGAAAAATCCTACACATATATACGAGAGAATGATGATGTTGTATCTCACCTTCTTCTCTACGAATGGGGCGATATATCCCATATAGGCATATACGATACCGCTGAGACCGATGATGGGTACGCTAGAACTGGGGTAATAGCTTATGGCTATGAGATAGAACACCACCATATCTACGAAGCCGCAAGGTCTGGCTTTCAGGCATTGATGCAGCACCCAAAGGTTGATGGCAGCATGGAAGACGTTCTGATGGAAGAACGGATAGGTAAGTCGGTTCAGCATAGAGCAACCTTCATAGAGACCCATCCCATCATAACCAAGGAATGTGATGCACATTATTATAATGTACCCAGCATAAAGCGCAATCTTTTCTTTCTTAATTCGTAACATCTTTCCTTCTCCTCCTTTCTCACCTTATGAAGAATCACGTGTATGGATTTCGGAGAAAGATAGAAACTGGGAGCCTCCTGATTGCACACGTAACTAATGGCATCCAACTTGGTGACAGAAGGATGCTGCTTGGTATAATCAATAAATCTGCGGTATATTTCACGAAACATTTCTCTCTTGGTAGGGTTCATGTTATTCAAGGATTTCCCTTTGATCATTGTCAGAATAACATTGTAAGCCCTGATATCCGAGACCCAAAAACGCTTGCTTGAAGATTGCAGTAATCTCTGCTCAATCTCCAAGAGGCTGATATTGTCTCTTACTGATATGATTTCCTTGTAAGCTCTCAATATGTCAGCGTTTCGCTCTTGTGTAAAGTCACATCGTGATCCTTTATGTTTCATTTTCTTATGATGCAAAGTTACAAAAAAGTATTGAAACAACCAAATTATTCATATACGATTAATTAAAGTTAACGGATAAGATTGGTTATAGGCGGAAAAGCATTACTTTTGGGCATTGATTTATAAATTAATACATATATATATGCCTGATAATACAAATACGGAACAGAATGCTGGTGCTGCTGCACAGCAAGCTACGAAGACCAAGAGAGACTTGGCTTTGGAGCGTTTGAAGACTCGTCACCCAGATACCGAGTATGCGGATGATGAAGCTATCTATGGTGCTATCAATGATGATTATGATGCCGACCAGAAGTCTCTGCAAGGTTACAAGGATAACGAGAAGGCGATGGCTGACTGGATGGGCAGTGATCCTGCTGCGGCTACCTTCCTGCAAGCGATGAAGGCTGGCAAGAGTCCTTATGCAGAATTGATTCGTACCCACGGAGAGGATGCTATCGACTACTACTCTGATCCTGATAATGCTGACGAGATAGCCAATGCTCAGTCTGAGTTCTTGAAGAATGCGTCTGATGGCAAGAAATTGCAGGAGGAGTACGACAAGAATATGCCAGCCAGCTATGCGGTCTTCGACAAGCTGGAGGAGAAGTATGGCGAGGAAGCGGTGAACGAAGCTATCGACCAGTGCTTTCAGACGATGAACAATGTGGTGAAAGGTATCTTCACCGAGGATATGATTACTGCATTCATCAAGGCGAAGAATCACGATACCGATGTAGCTGATGCTGCTCACGAAGGTGAGGTGCGTGGAAAGAACACCAAGCACATGAAGAACTTGGAGCTGCGCAAGAAGGGCGATGGTACTGCCGACCTTGACTCAGCGAATGCCGAGACTAAGAATACCGACAACCAGCCGGAACTGGGTGCGCTTGGCAGGGCTACCCGAAGAGGTAACATCTGGGAACGTGGAAACGAGAAGCGAACACGCATCCGATAAGATAGAGTTAGATTTATATAATGTTTAATTAATATTTAGGATAATGAAAGTAACAAAAAGTACATTTAATCGACTGTTCTCCATTTTCATTATGGTGATGGCAGTTATTTTTGGTGTCAATGGTCAGGTGCTGATGGCTGAGGCAAATCTCCCTGATGGTGGTACTTCTGAGAGTGGTCACCCTGCGGAGGCTGGCGGTGCTCCTGCTGCTGGTGAAGCTGGCAATGGTGGCGCGGCTCGTCAGGATGATGGTATCAAGACGGAGACCAAGGGTCGTGAGCACTTTAACGAGAAGGGCATTGAGTATTACAACAATGACATCAACGAGAAGATTATCAAGATTCGCCCGATGGCAACACCAGTGGATCAGATTTCCCGTTATGCCACAACCAAGCCGGCAAGCTCCTTTGTTGTTGAGTATTGGAGTATCGGTACTCGTCCTATCCGAACCACAGTAAAAGAGAATACAGAGGCAAGTACTGGTACATCTATGGTATTGAAGGTAGAAGACCCTGAAATGTTTACGCTTGACGATACCATCCGAGTGGTTGGTGTGAAGGCTGTCACTAACTATAAGGGTGTCGCTTATTCAACCATTACTGATGCTCCTACTCCTGATTTGGTACTCTGTGTGTGCGGCAAGGACACAGAAGGCTTTCCTATCGTGTATGCCATTAATGGTAACATGGTCAGCAAGCAGCCTATCGGTGTTCCTGCCTTGAAGCAGGGTCAGAAGTTGATTCGTATGGCAAAGAGCTGCGGTGAGCTGGATGTACAGACTGGTCGTTTCAATAACCTTCCTGATTCTGATATTCAGTACTGCCAGAACTTCATGATTCAGGTTGAGCAGAGTACCTTCGACAAGATTGCTGACAAGCGAGTGGATTGGGATTTCTCAGACATCGAGGAGGATAGCATCTATGATATGCGACTTGCCATGGAGGGTTCTTATCTCTTCGGTGATATGGCTTGCATCAAGCATACTACCAAGAACAATTCAGCTCAGTGGTTTACCAAGGGTATCTGGTGGATGGCTGGCAAGGATATTGAGGTAGGTCATATTGCTACTGCCGATGAGATCAAGAAGGGCTACACCAAGAATGAGCGAGTTATCACAGACTTGGAGCTGGTAGATATTTCCAAGGATATGTTTGTCGGTACTGGTATCGGCAACAAGCGCAAGGTGGTTATCGCTGGCTCAGACTTCGTCCGTGCATTCAGTAAGATTGATTCTGACAAGTTCCGCTTGAAGGACACCGTTGAGGTATGGAACTTGAAGTTCAAGAGTTGGGAGACAGACTTCGGTGAGGTGTTGATGATTCACTCAGAGTTGTTCGACCTCTTCGGTATGAGTGACTGCGGCTTCGCTCTTGACCCTGAGTTCTTGGTGAAGCGAGTACACTTGTCTTGGACTCGTAACGTTCTCGACTTGAAGAAGGCTGGAATCCGTAACACCGATGCAGTAGTTATTCAGGAGGTTGCTTGTCTGTACTTGAAGTACCCTAAGGCACACGCTCGTATGCGACTTGCCAAGGTTCCTGATGCAGAGGGCATATCTGAGACAGAACAGACCAAGGCTGCTGCTTAATGCAGGGCAAATTCGGCAAATTATTCATTAAATAGAGAGGGGTGTGGGCACTAGCCCCATCCCTTTTTTCATAACACATATATAATAAGGTATAATCATGTATAAGAAATATAAAGCTGGTACGGATTTGTCGTTCAGCGTTATGGTTGGTAACGAACGAGTGAGAGTTGTCTTCGAGGGTAAGACTATGGGTTGCAGTATCTATGGCACTAGAGACGAGAAGTTGCAGAAGGCTATCGAGTCTCATTATTGGTTCAATGACAAGTTCTTCTTGGTGGAAGCCGTTGACGAGAAGAAGGAAGCTGCCGAAGCCAAGAAGAGAGCGGCTGCCAAGACCAAGAAGAAGGCGGCTGATGAGAAGAAGACCCATATCGTGACAGACTTTGAGGATGCCAGAGACTATCTGGCTGAGACCTTCGGTGTGAGCCGCTCGAAGTTGAAGACCAAGGAGGACATCTTGTCTATTGCCAAGGAAAAGGGTGTTGAACTAGAAGGACTTGAATAATGAAGAAGTATGCTGTATCTGATTTGGTGAAAGAAGTGAAGGTGCTCTTGGACAGAAACCAAGAGTCTTCCGGCTTGCTGACTCCCGATGATACTGATACGCTCTCTCAGGCAGAACTTATCAAGAGTAAAATCGTAGATGCAGCAAGTATCATTCTTTCCGATGCACCAATAGATATGGTGGATGGAATCAAGCTAGACAACATCAGCGTATCTTGGGCATCGAAGAACAATGCTTATGTCGGCACGGTCTATATGCCAGCCGATATGATCAGGTTGCTCAGTGTAAGAGCCAGCGACTGGAACCGCAATGCCGAAATCATCACCGAGAATGATGAAGCCTACAAGTATCAGGGCTGCAAATATGGAGTGAGGGGCAATCCCGACAGACCTATTGCGGCTATCATCCATACCAATGGCGGTAGATACCTAGAACTATATACGAGCAAATCGAATAGCGTGACGGTTGACTTCACCTATGTGGCTCAGCCGGAAATCATCACGGAAAGCAGTGGTGCTGGGTATATCAATCTACAGAGCAACCTGAAAGATGCTATCCTCTATATGGCTGGCTATCTTACTTGCGTGAGTATGGGAGATACCGATACTGCGGCTGGGTTATTGGGTGTAGCCAGAAAACTGGCACATATTGTAGAACCAACAACATCGTAATTATGGCAAAGAAGAAAGAAAAAGCAAAGTTGTTGTCGCTGAGCAAGGTGGTGGACAGAGAGGAACTGGATAGCGTAAAAGCTTCTAAGAACCGATTCGACAAGCCATACGAGCGTGCCTTCTCCATCCTGCTGGAAGCACAACGATACTATAACAACATGGATAACTTCCGAAAGCGTAGGGAGAGAAACAAGCGGTACTGCTATGGAGACCAGTGGGGAGACCTCATTGAAATCGAGAATCGGTGCGGCTTTACCAAGCGTATCAAAGAGGAAGACTATATCCGTGAGCAGGGTAGTGAGCCGTTGAAGAACAACCTGATCCGAAGGCTGGTGAAGAATGTGCTGGGTGTGTACCGCTCCCAGAGCAAGGAACCTACCTGCAATGCGAGGGATAAGGATGAGAAACGGTATGGCGAAACGATGAGTGTGGTGCTGCAATGCAACCGACAACTGAACCGAGAGACGGAAATGGATGCCCGAACGATGGAGGAGTTCCTGGTCAGCGGTGCGGCTATCTACAAGAAGAAGTATGGATGGCGAAGGGGAAGGTTGGATTGCTGGACAGACTATGTGAATCCGAACAATTTCTTCATAGATAACAATATGAGGGATTTCCGTGGCTGGGATGTAAGTTGCTTGGGCGAGGTTCACGACATTACCATCGGCAATGTGCTGAGAGAATTTGCCAAGACTCCTGCCGAAGCAAGGAAGTTGAAGGAGATTTACCGACTGGCTGCTGACCGAGACTTCGTGATAGCCGACTGCACCCAGCGTTTCGGAGAGTTTGATCCGAAGACCATCGACTTCATGAATCCTGCAAATCCTTCACTCTGCCGAGTGATTGAGGTATGGCGCAAGGAGAGCAAGCCACGCTATCGCTGCCACGACTATAACAATGGTGACGATTTCAAGATTGATATTGAGGATAAGGCTGATATTGTAGATGCTGAGAATAGAGACAGAATCAGGCGAGGTATGGCTGCTGGCATGATGGAAGAGGATATTCCGCTGATTGAAGCCGAGTGGTTTATGGATGATTACTGGCACTTCTACTATCTTTCTCCTTTCGGAGACATTCTGAGAGAGGGTGAGACCCCTTATGCCCACGGAGAGCATCCATATTGCTTCAAGTTCTATCCGTTCATTGATGGCGAGATTCATAGCTTCGTGGAAGATGTGATTGACCAGCAGAGATATGTGAACAGACTGATCACGATGTACGACTTCATTATGAGGGCGAGTGCCAAGGGTGTGCTGCTCTGTCCTGAGGATTGTCTGCCGGATGATATGAGCTGGGATGATTTCTGTGATGAGTGGAGTAGGTTCAATGGTGTGGTAAGATATAAGCCGAACAAGAGCGGTCAGGTTCCTCTGCAAGTAGCCAATAACTCAACGAACATCGGTATCGGTGACTTGCTCAACTATCAGTTGAAGTTCTTCGAGGATATTTCGGGTGTAAATGGTGCGCTGCAGGGTAAACCAGGAGTATCGGGTACGAGCGGTTCACTCTATGCCCAGCAGACACAGAATGCCACCATGTCGCTGCTTGACATCTTGGAGAGTTTCAGCCAGTTTATCATTGATGGTGCTTACAAGACGGTGAAGAATATGCAGCAGTTCTATGATGTGGCACGCAACTTCAACATCGTTGGCAGGGCAGGACAGATTGTGCGCTATGATCCGAAGAAGATTCGTGATGTAGAGTTTGACATCAATATCACCGAGAGTACGGCTACTCCTGTATATCGTCAGATGGCAAACGACTTCCTGATGCAGTTGTGGCAAGCTCAGGCTATCACCTTGGAGCAGTTGTTGCAGGTAGGTGATTTCCCATTCGGTGACGAACTGCTGCAGTCGGTATCATCACAGCAGGAGGCGATCAAGAATGGCGAGACTCCACAAGGATTCTCTCCTCAACTGCAAGCGCAAGTGGATCAGGCATCCCAGAGCAATCCGAAGGCTCAGGCGATGCTGCAGCAGATGATGAGCGGTCAGGGTGTGCAGCCTAGCGAGCAGTATGCACCGCTTTCGGCATAGTGATTAGTTATTAATGTTTAGTGTTAAGATATGATAGCAGACAAGGAAAACGAAAAGAAATGGTATGGCAATGGCAAGGACAATGCCGACCAAGGCAGCAATGCCAACAAAGGTATTGCTACGGAGACCCAAGGCAGGGAAGACAATCCCGACCTTTACGAGAATGACGTACTGGGCAAGGTGGCGAAGCGCAAGAAGAACGACATCTGGTCGAGGGGTGGCGAGAAGAGAACTAAATTCAAGGACGAATAAAGAAAGGAGGTGTTTTATCGTAACTGTATTCTTCTGATATTCAGATGGCTACAGAAATCTTTGGGAGTTTATGGTGCTCAGCGCAAGATATATGTATCTTTGCAGCATCATAAACTCTTAATTTTTATATATTATGGATTTTGTAGATTTCGTTGATAAGTATCAGCAGGATATGACTCCTGAACAGATGTTGAGTATAGCCAAGGCTATGGGTAAGTATCTCTCATATAAGTTGAGCGATGTAGAGGTACATCATCTTTGTGCGATGGTGTATGGTGTATTAAGCGAAGGGCATTTTGACAAGCACTTTGCTGATGATGCCATCAAGAAGATGTGGTACGAGGATGAGGATGGAACCAAGCACATGGCTCCTTTCTTTACGGACGAGGAGATAAAGAAAGCCTTTGACCAGCATAAGGATGATATTTCCGACTACAACATCTTTGACTTGGCGGTTACGATGAATCTGCTCAGAAGCGACCATCATAAGCTACTGAAACAATATAGCAAGGATGAGGAGGAATTGAAGGAAATGGTGGTGATGATGGCTATTGAATACCTTCAAGACCCTGACTGCTTGCATCCTACAAGCAAGATATGGCACAACATTAACGGATAAGATAATAGTTACGGGAACATATCTTATCTTTGCATATTATTAATAATATATAAAGATAAGATATGACTCCAAACGTGCGTGAAGGATTGCAATATGGTGCAGCTATTGGAATGTTAGCGAGTGGTGTTGTCCTCACCTTCCTATCATTCTTTCTCAATAATTATGTAGTTTCGGATGGTGTACTCTGGTACGTCAGCCAGACGTTGGTTTACTCTGGAGCGATATTCGGGGTAAACGTTTATTTTAAGACTAAGTTGGGCAACTTTGAGAGTATGGTGAAGAACGAACTCGCAAATATGCAGAAACAACAAGTGAAGGAGGGCAAGTAACTATGAAGGTAACAAGAAAACAGATTTTAGAGATTATGCCAAATGCCAAGGATAAGGTGGATGCTTTCCTGCCTTACATCAACGGCTATGCCGAGGTTTTCCATATTGATACACCGAAGCGAATGGCGCATTTCTTGGCTCAGATAGCCCACGAAACCAGCGAGCTGAGATATACCAAGGAGGTGGGCAATAAGGCTTACTTCCACAAGTATGATGAGGGCAAGTTGAAGAATATGCTCGGCAACCTGAAAGATGGCGATGGCTACAAGTATAGGGGCAGAGGCTTGATTCAGATTACGGGTAGAGCCAACTATCAGGCTTACCAGAAGAGCAAGTACTGCAGAGGTGACATCATGGAGCATCCCGAACTGCTGGAGCAGCCATTGGGCGCAACCAAGAGTGCGATGTGGTGGTGGTGGAAGCACGGCTTGAATGAGCTGGCTGATAGTGATAGCTTCCTTGCTATCACCAAGACCATCAATGGCGGCACATACGGCTTGGAGCACAGACGAACATTCTTGAAGAGAGCTAAAGCTGCATTAAAGGTATAGGCTTATGAAGAAGTGGTATGATTCGGATTTGTGGCAGTTGCTGATCTACATTTTAGCTATGCTGCTGGTAGCATTTATTATGTCTGGATGTAAGACTTCATACGTCCCGATGGAGAAATTCGTATATCGTGACGTAGTAAAATGCGATACCCTGCACACTTCTGACAGCATTTTCGTGCATGATTCGGTATCAAGTTCACAGAAGGGAGATACCCTTTTCGTTGACCGATGGCACAAGAAGGTGGTTATGAAGACCCAGTATAAGGCAAGGGTGGATTCCTTCATCCGAAGAGACTCCATCCCAGTACCCTATCCGATAGAGAAGCAGCTCTCCAAGTGGGAGCAGTTTCAGTTGAAATATGCGATGTGGTCGATGGGAGCGATGTGCGCCCTGCTCATCATTTTAGGTTTAATCATCTATAGGAAACATAAGAATGGCAAATTTATCAATTTCAATCACAAAAAGTAGCATCTATGAGGAGGTGGCGAAGACTACCGCTTACATCGGTGGCAAGAGCTTGGATGCAAACGGCAAGAGTCTGTATGATCAAGTGTTTGTGACGGATGCAGATAGGGAAATGCTGGAAGGCTTTTGGAATGATGCCATCAATGACGTTTCCGTAGCCTTAGAGAGCGTGCTTGCTACAGAGAAGAGTGATTCGGGAGAAGAGGAGATCTTCGGACTGAGAGTAAGCTCTCTTTTTAAGGAGTCATTGGTGAAGACTTTGGAAACTACAGCTTTCAGCTATGTAGTAAATAAGATTGTTGCAGATTGGTGCTTAGTAGTTTCTAGGGATAAGGCAGAAGACTATCTCAGCAAGGCAAACGCTTTGCTGGTGAAGATGGATGCCATACTCTATATGCGTAAAAGACCAACAAGATAGGAGGGTAGGATATGAAACATTGCAATAAGGGATATAAAGTGATGATAGAATTGGTAAAGAAGGAGTTGATATACGACATCAAGAATACGGCTTTTTCTTTTGCTGACTCTTATGCCAGTCAGAAAGATATGGATGCCAAGCAGTTGAAGAATGTGTTTGACGTATCTGAGGAAGGCAACCGTGATAAACTGGCTAGAATATTGGATTCAGCCGTAGAGGATTGCAGGGAAATGCTTTTCCGCTTTACCAAGGTAGAAATGTATTGTGGCGGATTTGACTCGAATGAGTGGGCAGAGTGTATCGGTTCGCCTACCAATGAGGAGGAAGCCTACTATTTGGCTCTGAGAATGCCAAACGGATTCTCGAAGACCAGCGTGCATACCATGATGGTATATATTCACGATTATATTGTGAATCAATGTCTATATGAATGGCTGATGATTGTTTTTCCTGATGGTGCCGATAGGTTCTGGGCACTGGCTGAGGATAAGAAGCAGAAGATTAAGGATGCCAGCAACCGCTCTGCGGTAAGAGCGAGGATCAGGCTTCATCCTTTCTAGACTTATGGTTAACGAAAAAGCAAGGGCAGCTATCTTCACAGACGACTGCTCTTTTTGTTTTGATATAAAATTATGTATGTTAAAAAAACTTATCTAAGCTTATTTTGCAGTCGGACAACAAACTCAGTTCCTACGCTATGAATGGATTCATCGTAGCTGAGACTGCCCATTACCGCAAAGCGGAAATACTTGTAAGGTGATCCTGCCATACCAGCCAGAAGCTGGTTGACGGAAGAATGGATGTAGAACCAGTTGAAAAGGTCGTTGCTTCCATAAAGCACCACACCAACCTTACCTTTTGCAACGTTGCGGAAATAACCACGGATGATGCTCTTGAACATCGTCTTGTGGATATTCTCCTGACCGAAAGTCAACGGACGTGTACAGAAGAAATAGGAAACGCTTCCCGATGGCTCCTTGACATATACATCAACAATCTTTCCGCTCTGATTGATGGCATAAGACTCAGGGTAGGAGTTGACGGTGGAACGGAACACGTTGTGCATCGTTCCCCACATCCTGCTCTTCAAGGAATACACATACGCATAGGTGTAGTCGGGGCTGAACACGATGATGCGGTTATCGTAATAATCATAGATCAGACTTGCCTTCTGCAGGAATGTTCTGAACCGGATATATTGAGTATCAGATTCAGGAATACCACCAAGGGCAAGTAACTTCTTCTGATAGTCGTTTTTGAATATCTGGGTGAAGACGAACGGATAACCATCAAGAACATCTGTGATACACTCGGAATCCCTGCCTCGCTGCATCATGATACCTCGTTCCGTAGGGAACAGAACGGCATCATCAATCTGCAAGATACCCTTAGGGTTGGAGCAAATATCTCTGTTGGCTGGCTGTCGGGCATCGTAGGTTCCTTCCTGATTGGTCATTAACACCCATACACCTTCATCGGTGAAAGCATAGAGTGGAGCTTCGCCAAACTGACCCTCGCTGATTGGTCGGGTGTTGGCTGCAAGCGCATTGATAATGGATGATCCAACCTGAACCGAGTTCTTGGCAGGGAACACCATCGGATTCTCAGCTTCGCTGACCTTGACTACATTAGGCTGCTGAGATACATATTTCTGATTGTCGGTCTTGCTTAATGCTGCATTATACTCGGCTTCCGTAATCTCGGTGAAGTCTCCCGTATCAATCGGTGTAGAATCCCAAGTATATTCAGAAGGGATAATGGCTCCACTTCCGCTACCAAAGTTTCCTCCACTGGTTTCGCTTGCTTTAGTGCTTCCACCTCCAAAGTCTCCACCAGAAGAACCGCTCTTGATGAGCTTATGGCGATATACTTGCATAAAGGCAGGAAGTCCGGCATCATCGTGATAACGATACATATAATCAGACAACTCTGAACTTTCTGTTTCTGTTGGTGCATCTGTTCTTCCTCCAAATCCCTCGTTGTTCAAAGTATTTGAAGTCTGTCTGTCTGCTGCAACTGGTGTCGAGCGGTTCTTACTGATGTTGATATAGTAAGACATTCCGAACGTCTCGGAAGGTTTCAGCTTAACTTTCTTTGAGTAGTATTTATTGTATTTAGGGAGATAGAAGTAAATGGTCATAGCCGTAGCAAGAGTGCTAGGATATGCCAAGATTGGGCTGATAGGGTATTGTAGCTTGCCCTTGTAGTAAATATCTCTCTTGATACTGTTCTCGCTGATGCTGACCTGATATACTGCATCACAGATGTAATCGGTAGAGAGTGCATTATTGGTGGCAAGATCAGTGTACTCATTCATGTACATCTGATTATTTGAGACTTTCCGGCTGGAGAAAATATTGGTATCGAAAGCATTGAAGATAGTCTTCTTCACGTTTCCGATATGCAAGCGGTTGTTGTATGTAATGGAACATTGACCGCCAAATGAACTTCTCTGAAAGTCTGCAAGAGAAATACTTTCCTCGGTCTCCAATACTCGTTTGAGAGGAATACTTGTGCCGAATTTATCCTTGCTGATGCTTGTGCTCAGATAGAAAGATTTCTTCTCGAAAGACTGATATACATCTTCCTCTGACAGATATTGAAAAGCATCGCAATTAACTCCTGATGCCATTTTGTCGTTCCAAAGGTAGCACTTATATCGTGATATACCTTTGGTTTGTTTCTCCGTATCAATAAATGATTCCGGCTGGGAAAGATAAACATCTACACCGCTGATGAGATCTTCAAGACCTTCGGGTATATCCATATTGATAACGATGGAGTGAGTATGAAGGCTTGTGCTAGTACCAACAGCCTTTTTCTCTTGATACCAGATAAACTTGTTGAATGTTGTTTCAGGTGCAAGAACAAATGGATTTGATATATTGATGTATGATACACCATCATATAGACGGATGGCGATTACACCAAAAACGGTATATTTGAAATACTCCGTGCCATTCTCCTCCAACTGCTTATTGATCAGCGCATCCAAAGCATTGAAAATGATGGATGCACCTTTAAGAGAAGTATCTGTTTTATTGGAATAATACTTGTTTAACACAAAAGCGGAATCCCAATCATCACCAAGATTAACGGAAGCATTGCATACCACCGACTTCGTGTTTGAGATAACTGCACTATAGTTGATGGCGGATAAGTCGAAACTAGTGTAATCGCTTCCGTTCCAATAGGCATACTTAGTGCTTTCCTCTCCCACAAAACACAAGATGTTTCCGATGGCACTCACGGCATTGACTTGGAAATCGCCAAGACTAATGGTGTTCTCACTTCCGTTTCCACCTTTCTCTGTCCAATACCAAGTATTGCCATTACGGATGATGTAGTGGGAGTGAATGGTATTATCGTGAGTAACCTTGTGAATCAGTTCGATGCTGGCTCCATCAGGTATGGTGATGGCAGAATCAACTACCACTGGCTGGTGAATAGGGTGGAGTGCTACATCCTCGTTGATGAGGTTCAGGCAAGTTCCCAACTCACCCTCCTGACTTTCGTGGTCGGAAGGTGAGTGAGAAAGACCCTGAAATAATACTTCTTTAATCATATTTGTATTGTTATGAGTTTGGATTGATGATCTCGTAGTACGCCTCGCCATTTTTGTTCTTTCTAGGAATGCAGGTCAGGCGCACCATCTTCTCTAGTGGAAGATTGTAATCATCAAGTATGGCTGTAACCGATGGTCGTTCGCTGCGGAAACCTATCTTGTTATGCTCCTGGTTGTACTGGAGCTGACAGAAGTCGGTCTGAGCATTGCGAAGTTCCTCCCAGTCCTCTTTCAGGCAGAATCCGTATGTTCTTCTGCCGATGATACGGAAGACGAAGATGGAACTATCTATTCGTGCTCTCATCATAATATGCTCGTAGATACCCTTCGAGAGAGTGACAGAGTTGGCTCTACCATCAAGCACAACGAAATACTTACGATACAAGAAGCCTTGGATGTTCTTGCATATCTTGTCTTTAATATAACTGAATTTCATTTTGCAAATATACGAAGTTTTGTTTAGAAAAGATTATTATCCGTTTACTTTTGCCTTCTTCTCGTAGTACTGGCGAAGGCGAAGCTTGGCATTCTCTGATCTGAGACAACCGCAAGACTGGGTTACTCCTCGAAGTAAATTGCAGGATAGAACAGAAACACCTCTACCACAATCACACTTGCAAATCCAATAAACACCATTCTTACTGGATTTGCCGGAGCGGCAGCAGACATAGAGTCTGCCAAACCGCTTTCCTTTCAGGTCAATCAACTTTCCCATACCTTATTTCTTGCTAAGTTCCTTTGCCTCTTCAAGAGATAATGGCTTGCCGCCAAGAGGAATGCGGAAGTCGAACTTGGAACGGAAGGAGTAGTAGCAGACAAAATCGAAGCTCTCCTTCATTCTCTCGTCAGTGGTGATGTATTTCTGATAAGCGATAACATCCTCTTCTGAGCGATAGATGTTAGAGTTAACGAAGTAGTTGCTGGTTCCCTTGTTGGCAATGACTGCGATATAGAACTTCTTGCCAAGGATGCGCTCTGTGATGCGCTGAATAATTGAGATTTTCTTTGTATTCATATATTAAATTTGATTAATTATTAAGAAGAATGCAGATAGGCTGCACTCTTTTTACTATTCGATTCCACAAGATACGATACCATCTTCTTTGTTGATTCCTCGGAAGTGCTCGCATCGCTGGCAAGCAAGGCTACCAACCATCAGGATTTCATTTGTGTACTTGCCTTTAATGCCGAATGGGCAGGGTGTGGTGTACTCGAAGTGCCCACCGACAAACTCGTTGACGTTATATTTTGGATATTTCATATACTATCTACACACAATAAATTAAGTTTTTTATATTCTCTTCTGATTATTTCATAGGAAGAATAAGTACTTCTTCCACATGACTTCTGCTCTGGGCAGAATCCTCTGTATATACACTGAGGAACGCAAGCGGATGCGAGGTAAGGCTCAATACGAACCAACTCGTCAAGTACCTTATACCAAATCTCTCTCGTCTCTCTTGCAGCCTTACTGCATAGTCTCAGCTTCGAGATATTGATGATCTCCTGAGCGTTGAGGGATAGCTGCAAGTTGACCAAATCATCCTGACGCATATCGTGGCGAGATACCTTGGAGCCAGTAATATCCGGTCGGGAGGTTGAGACGAATGGCTGAGCGTGAACGTGGCGACAAAATGGTTGCTCACCCAGTATGGTATGCCATACATCTTAATATCAAACTCCAGCAATCTCAGTGGCGAGTGCTCGCTGAGAATCATCTGTTTCTTGAACTCATCGCTAGGCTCCTTACCCAGCGGTTCTTTTCGTTGTGTGAAGCGAGCAGCATCCACCACTCGTTCCCAATCTGTTACTTTTGTGATTTCTATTTTCATAACTATTTTTATTTTAGTTTCTGACCTTTTTTCTACCTGATCCGGCAGCCTCCTTTTTATCCCATTCAGCGATAGCTTCCGACAAATACTTATCCATAGCCTTAGTTAATCTTTCCATGACTATTCATCTTTACTCGCCTGATCTCCAAGAATATCCTTGATTTTCTTTTCGATGAACTCATCAGAAGTGAGTTTCTTAATAAGTTCATCTATATCAGGTAACTCTGCATCAACTCCGATTTCCTGATTTTTTGAGGAAACATATTCCTTTAGTGCTTTCATCCAAGAACTATTAGCCATGTCTGCCAACGAATCTTTTTTGCTCTCGTAGGCTTTCTTTAACTCTCCGTTATCACGGAAATATCTAAGAACTTCCGTTAATGCAACAATGAAGTTCTTGTCTATCATCGGGTTGCTCTTTGCCTCTTCCAGTTTAAGCATCAGGAAGAGTAATGATGAATGTAAATCTGTCTTGTTCATAACTAATCCTTTCTTCTACGATTCTTGATATGTAATGCTAAAGCGCAAAACGACAACAATAGCACTAATAATTGTCCTGCTTCCATATTACTATTCCTCCTCATTTTTTACTCCAAATGGAGTACCATCGGCAAATGTGTTGTCTTGATAGCTATTTTTTGAAGCCAGCAGGATGGAGCTATTATCCTTATCTGCCAAGCCTACATAGTAGTCATCAACATAAACGATATTGAAATAACCTTCTTTGCATTTTATCCACCCGAACGGCTGATGTTTTTGCATTTCTGCCCAGCACTCTTTTGCGTTGTTTGATAAGATGCCGTCCAGGGTTCTCTCGGATATTGTTTATCCAAACATCATTATCGCATTCACACCACATCCCATATTCGTCCCCAGTTAGCGTTTTGTCAATGCCAATAGGATAATGCCCAGAACTCCCATTTGTTCCAAAGTAAATAATCTCTGCCATATTTCTTTCTTTTTTACACTCTCCCTTTTACAGGAGAGGGTGGTTTTTTAATCTGTTACTTTTCCAAAGCACGCAAGTCTTTTTTTTATTCCAGCAGAAACATAAACACGATATTCGTTGATACCATCAAAATCGCAGATGGTATCAAAATTGTGTTTATATAGTAAAACTTCCAGTTCGTGCGATACTTCGTAAAATTCTACATCAAATACATAGTCATATATCTCATCGTCTGAATCAATTACATATCCTGCAAGATGGTAATTTTCGTATGCCATTTTTCTAAATTTTCTACTATAGCATTCGTTTAATCTTTTAACTATATTGGTGGTAAGACCGTATAATTGAGCTTCGACATCTCTCCACCACATGCTTCCATTTTCACAAACACCAAATAGAAAATTATAAATTCTCTTTTTTCTTATATCGCCTTTATTTGCTTTATAAGACTCTAAACTTTTTATCAAGTTATCTATTCCCTCAGGATTATCAGCTTCTTTGATAAGTTTAGCCTTTTCGATTATTACATCTATTTCCATATTTTATACGCTTTATTAAATGATACATTAGGAACTGGATCATCAGAAGACTTTTCTTTGCTAAGTTCTAATGATTTTAAGATTTTTAATGCTTCTTCACTAGGTTGAGAAGTGCTATCTTTACTAGTTGAAGAGCTAATAGAGTTAATTGAAGCATCAGTCTTACTACGTGTACAAGAATTTCCTCTCATAAGAGAATTTCCATATTCGAATAATTCATTCTTAGAAGGATATCTTCCGTACTTATGGTAATAGTCACTCTCAAGAGTACATAATTGCCAATATGCAACCCATTTTCCAGATTCTTTTTCTACTCTATTAATATAATCTTCTAATGCTCCCATTTTATACTTTTTTAGGTACAAAATATCTGTTATTCAATGCTAATTCTTCAAGCAAATACTTTACATCATCAGCTACCAATTTAGCAACTTCTTTTGATGAAATTGAAGGATTCGCAGCTAATCTTCCTTGAAGTGCCATTAGAGTATAATCGTGTGTATATATGTTTATTACACGCTTAAAATCCTCATAGCTATTTTCTGTAATAGCTTTCAAATCACTAAGCCAAATAGCTAATTGTCTATGTTCTAAAGAACAACCTTCATTACAATTTTCTTGCTCTTTAGCTACCTTCTTACAATGTTCTATTGCTTCATTTAATGTCATATTACTTTTATTTATATCCTTGCGGATGGTTACTAAACTATGTTACAAACGAACTGTCTTGCCATCTTCTGCAAGTTTAAACTTCTCGATAGCAATAGAAGATAATAGCCATTTATCTTGATTTCTTCTAGATGGATGGCCATCCTTGCATATTTTGTTAAGAACCAGATGTATATTGCCATAATAACGATATTTATGAAAAGTGTCCATTCCTTCGTCCCAAGGCTCAATCTTGCTAACCATATAAGGCTCATCTTTATAATATAACACAATATCGCCTTCCTTGAAAGGAAGTGTGCTAATCAACTGTTCTGTCAAATCACTTATATTAAAATGGTTTGACAGAATGACCTGTTTAATATCAGCGATTTTAGAAAATATTTCTTTCTGTTCTTTTGTTAAGTCCATATTACTACTTATTTATATCCTTTGCAGGATGTTAGTTACTCTGGTGTCTTCGTTGTGTATTTATCAGATGAAATGTGCAGAAACACATAATCGCCATCACTGGTAGTCTCGTTAATATCACAAGAAACACCTTCTGCCTTGTCAAATACAAGCATTTCGCAATCCTTGCCTACGAAGCTGATGTAAGATTGTAAATGCCCTATCAACTCACTTGCTTTCATATTACTATCTATTAATATCCTTTCTTCAATCTTATACAATAATCAATAGCTTTGATTGCTAACCAAATAGCATGCTTCTGCTTATCGTCAATAAGATTTTTTCTAATCTCAAATAGCGTCTTATTTGCTTCTGTTGCATTCATATTACTATTTATTTATGTCTGAAGGCGTTAACCACCTAACATATCGCTAATGTTTAAATACTTCTCTCCTACACCTAAGTTTCTTACCTCACAGAAACCTGCTTCTGAAACAGTACTATCATCGTCATATACCTTTGTGACGTGTAGTTTCTTTATAGAACAGCAATCATCATCGCTTATCTCAAAAGCAATAGGTAAGTCTCCGTGTTTTGCCTTTATTTTCTCTAAGCTTTTAACCAAATCACTTATTTTCATACTAATATCTTTTATGCCCGAAGGCGTTAAACTTTAAGTTGTGCTCTTATGAGTTTTACTCTTAGAGTTTCTTTCATCTCTTTAGCTTCACTCCAAGGTGTATATGTTCGAGTAAAACAATTGTAAGTTCTTTCATCAACACAATGCAAGCTTGTTATGAGTAATTCCAACTCTTCATCGGATAATGTAACATTCTTTTCCATACCTACACCTCCATTTCTGAGTTAAGTCCTAGACCGAAGAGAAGGTGCTGGAGTTGTGAAACAAACTTGGCTGGACAAAGAAACATCGAACAACATTCATTGATTATATATGCATTCTCATCCATGATTACAAGCTTTCTGTGTAAAAATTCCTTGAAATATATATAGTCCTTATGTTCCCATCCATTTTTCTCTAGAATCTCTGGAGTAATAGGGATAGGAACAATATCCTTAACCCAAGCACAGCAATCTCCGAAGAGATAACCTTTGTCTCCAAATTCAACACCTTCAAGATTCTCTAAGCGAACAACACCTTTCATAACCGTTCCATCGTTCAACTTCAAAGTCTTTGATGGGTCTGATGATGTTACTCGGTAAACGACATCCTGTTCTGTACCTAGTGGTGCTCCGTTTGTCATTACCAAATCTCCAGGTATATAACTTAATTTATTCATACGCTTTACTTTTCATATAACACAAACTTTCCATCCTCAATACCGATTGATTTAATACCTTTCGTACAATAATCGGTATCTCCGTGAGGGTTAATAACATATTCCCTTTTTATGCAAACGTTGCTCTCTGGCTTTGTTCGCAATATTTCTGCTAAATCTTTTGCTTTCATACGCCTAGTCTTTTATATATTCATTTACTTCACACAGAACCTTTTCTAGCAGGTTCTTTAGAATCTTCAATTCATCATTTGAATATGTTGCTATAGGATAACCATCAAGGGTAGTATCGCCAAAGCAGCTACGACTTATCTTTAATGAGTGTTTGTTCTTTTTCATTACTCATCTCCTTCCTTTGGAAATAAATCATCAATATAAAGCCAACGAGAAACCCTACTACAAAGAACTGCGTCAGTCCACGATGGATAAAAGTTATCTTTCCATCTGTTCCAAGCATAGTAAAACATATTCTTGTCATTATGTGTTTCTACTATAATGGAAACGTCTTTTCTCGGCTCTTCGCTAGCAGGATGCCACAAATCTTTCAATAGCTCATTGACAGCCCACCTAGCACCTAGTCCAATAGCTTCTTTGATATCCTCTTTGTCGAACATTTCCATCTCATCTTCATCTTTGAAGGCTTCTACCATTTCACCACAGCCAAGGAATTTATCCTCGTAGATTTTTTCCTTTGCAGATTCTATTTTCTTATCGTCTATCATAATCTACCCTTTCTTTTTCTAAGTTGATTTTTTCTACGCATTCTTCTTTGCGCCTTACCATCTTGTATATCTTCACACTTAAAGCGTGGTTTATTATACCAAGGTATGCAATTCGTTAAATCTTCATTGCCCATAAATTAACCCTCCACGTCTTTAGTTGTACCTAACAAATGCTCATTACCGATGTAAGGGATGCAGAACTCCCATCTGCCATTAACACATACATAGTCAAGATATTCATCAGTCTTATCTGTATGGCTAAATATATTTGCACTCCACTCCTCTGTTTCTTGATGTCTAACCAACACCTTATCGAATGGCTTCAGCTCGACTTTTTGCTTCAAGTCCACAATCATTTTCTTCTCTACATTCCAAGCTTTGCCTTCCTCGGCTAAAGCGTCAAAGAGTTGCTGCTTCTCTTCTTCTGTGGCAAGTCGAAGAGTATTAAGATTCTTTTTAAAGAAACTTGTTTTATATCCAATACTCAAAGCTTTAGTAGAGTTTAAATTTAAAGCAATGAACGAGTAATAACCTTCTGATAAATTTGTTTTACCTGATACTATAAATACATCTTGTATTTTACCAAAATCAGCAAAAGCTATATCTCCATCCTTGAACTCTGGCTGAGTCTTCTCAATCTCCAAGGTTTCACGATTCAGCTTTCCGCCCAAACGCTCTTCGATGGTACTGATGTAGGTCTGAGCAGCATCTTTACCTGCTTTTTGGAAACCAGAAGTTAGCAATCGTTCATTTTTATAGAAATGTTCTGTATCATTATTCTCTTTCCAAAGATAATATTTCCCTACGAAAGAGCAATATGCATCATCGACAAATCTTTCAAATATAACATATACATCCCCATCTTCATTAACCAACACGTCTCCCTTCTTCCAGGAGAACTTGCCCCAGTCACGCATTTCCTTTGATGGAAAAACGACACATTCTCCATCATCATACAATTTGCCATTTTTATCAAGATACCCTTCTCCACCATTCATAAAACCAAACTTAGAATTATAGAAGGATATTTTGAAACTTTTATCATCTACTTCCACCAACCTGCATTTACCACAAGCGGAAGAATATAACTTCGTTCCTTGCGGCTTATGCTTTAGGATTTCCACTATATTAATCTTTGCTTCCATATTATTTTACTCTTTTGAATTGAACATTCTTTCCGTCTTTTCTAGATTTTGCGCTACAGACAAAATCACCGCAAACATTTTCATAAATGTTACTACTTATCTCATCGAAAAAACATCCATTACATTCTTCTGTCTCGCTTTCAACCACCTTTAACACGACTTCTGCTCCAATAGGTAAATCTTCCATACGCTTAATTTCTCATTACGTGACACTTAACAACCTTGTTAACCATGTTTGGCTGCGACTTGTTAAAACTCTCAATAAACTCTCTTTCCATTTTCTCAGGGAAGATGGGCTTGGTGGGCTTCGGGATTGTCAGGATGGCAAGAATCTTGCTGCCATCCGACAATTCCATGAGACACCTTCTGCTTATTTGTTCTATTCCAAACATACGGCTGTCCTCCTAGTATTTATATCCGTGAAGATACGGACGAGTTTCGTTATACTTCATTTTCAGCTTGATCTGCTCTTTCAGGTCGATGTTGTTGCTATTGGCAATCGCAAAGATGTCCATCAGAAGCTCCTGAAGGTATTTGGCGAGATACCAGCTTGGTGAACTATCCAAGTCCAAGACTCCCATCTTTTCGATGATGCGGTATAGGTCTCCGGCTAAATCCAATCCGAAGATATAACTTGCCAGCTTGTACTCACCAATGAGGTTTTCATCTTCTGATAGCTCGATTTTGTCTTCTTCCATGATCCAACCCAAGAGTGAGAGAATGCGAATGGCGATGTCGGCAAACTCAGACTCTACCGTACCTTCCAGCGTGTTCTTGTAGGCGGTAGGCATATCCCTGCCCATTTCAATCTCGCTCTCGTAGTCTTCGATGGAGCCGTGTCTGCCTTTTCTGTCGGCTTGCAACACCTCGCTCATTTCCACGATGATGAACATCAGAAGAAATGCGGTATTAACATCCTTTGGATAGAAGCCCTTATTCTTGGCAGACTCGTAAGCTTGCTTTGATAAGACTTCCAGTTCCTCCTTTAAAATAATTTTTAATTCTTTTTCCATATTGATTTGATTATTGTTTTCTAATTGTGTTTCAATCCACATATCTAGGCTATGATCTGATAGTGAATGCCATATCATTGAGGGTCTTGCACCAGTTGATCCTGCCTTCTCTGACTAACTCGTTGAGGTCTTGATAGGGCTTGGGGAATCCCCGATTGATAATCTCTGTGGTTCTTACGTGAGGAGGCACGATGTGAGCGGCTTCTCTCTTGGCTTGAATCTCAGCGATGATGGCTAGGATTTGTTCTTTTTCTGTCTTCATGAGGTGAAGGTAAGAATGAGACGTGGGTTACTTCGGACTGGAACATTAATTGTTCCCACATTCCGTTCAAGTCTTGTTGATACCACAAGCCATCGTGCATTGTGCCTATGATTGGGTTGCCTTTGTACCAGAGTACCATGGTCTTGTGGGTAAAGAGGGCTTTATGCGCTTTGCTGATGCGCTTGCCTACCTTAATATATCCGAAAATATCCATAAGCTAGAAGAGTGATAGCTGACCCGTCTTGTCGTGGTAGTGATTACCCGAAGGGAAAATCAGCTCCTCGAACATAGCGGTCAGGCAGTTGATGACTATTGAGTTTCCTGCGAGGGCATAGAGCTTGCTCTTGCAGATGATGCTGGCTCCCGACTTCTCCTTACTCAGGAGTTTGTCTATGTCGGCTTCGTGTACACCCATCAGCCGGAAGCAGTCTCTAGGAGTGTACTTCCTGATTTGGATGGAGTATTTCTTGCCGTTGGGAGCGGTATGAATGATTTCTTTACTCATGATGGTTACGAATGTCATTGATGATGAATCTATTGTGGTTAGCATGGTTGGGGCGATGCCTTGATAGACTTGCTGATTATATAAGTCTAAAACTTGCCCCCCCATATCAGGCTTAACCTTCCCCGATAGGATCAGGGATTTCATTCTCTTTCCTCCTGTTATCATATCTGTTTGACGATTAAGAATAGTGGAATATTGTTTCCTCCGTTACCCATTACAGAATTGAGAGTAGGGGAGATTCCTTTAACGGAATAAACACGATTCTGTTGCTCAAATCTCTCAGGTCTGTTAAGACTTACCAGCTTTATAATTTTGTCGCACATTATAATTTCTTGATGATTAGTACTGCGTTGGCTGCTCTTCCATCGTCATGTATATAGTTAGCAAAGCCAGCCTTATAGTAACCTGCTCGTATGGTTCTACTTAAACCATCTTTATCTGAGTTGATGAGCAGTTTTCTGATTGTAACTTTTTGATTATCAATACCCCCCCCCTTAGGGAAATGGTTAACACCAAGGAGATTTGCTACGCTGATTCCTGCACCGAAAGAAGATGTGATAGTCGGGCTGCAGCCATCAGCCGTTTTGGGTATTGAAATCTTCGGGGTAGAGCTTTTGGATGGATTCATTGATGTCTGCTTTGGTGAGATACTTTTCTAGGAGTGGTTGGGAGAGGTAATACTCAGGAGATACATCATCTTCCAAGAAGTCCTCAACCGTAGTCTCCAGCTTGATAGGAGAGGGGGAGTGATACCATGGGCTCGGATCATCCTCGGTGCGGAGGATGGAAATGACAAAGATACGCTCACGATTCTGTGGGATTCCGTAATCTTTGGCATTCAGAACCTTGTAGAAGGAAGTATAGCCATAGGAGTCGAGGTCTCGGATATACTGGAAGAAGTACTTCCTCATCTTCTTGGTGAGAAGACCTTTCACATTCTCCAGCATCACATATTTAGGATGCTTGGCTTCCAACATTCTCCTTTCTTGGAAAATCAGGGAAGAACGTGTACCGCTACCTTCTTCTGCTCCCTTGCGAAGTCCTGCATTGGAGAAGTCTTGGCAGGGAGAAGACCAAGATATGAAATCAAAGTCGGGAACCTCATTCCAGTCTATCCTCGTCACATCACCATAGTTTGTGATGTCTCTTCCGTGCAGGAGACCGTAAGCTTGGATGGCAGATGATTCTATCTCGGAATAGCCCACTACCTTGAAGTCGAACTCAGGGTGCTTCTCTTTGAGGTACTTGAAGGCTAGGCTCTGACTGCCATAGCCAGCGAAGGCTTCAAAGACTCTGAGCGGATGCTGCTTGTTGTATTTGCTGATTTGTATCATAGAGTTGATGATGTTATGGATTCCATTGGATGCCCAAGCGTTTCAAGGTTCCGTTGTCACGATATATCTCCAACTGCTTTCGGCATAGGCTTTGAGGATTGTTGTGAAGAATCTGAATCATACCATAGATACGCTGGCGAAGAGCGTGGTTCTTGGCATCTTCCGTGTTCTGTTCCTGCTCTACCTTTGTCTTGGCGATAAGCTGACTGATTTCAGATGCAGACTCGTTGGTTGAAACTGGCGGTGGAGTGCCACCGATGATTTCGTCTTCCCAAGATCTCTGGTTGAGGAAGGCCTGAAAGTTCTTACGATATTTTTTATCCTCGGTTGCAATCACATATAATGGAACATATTCTGTAGCTGCCTTTCTGTCAGCCTTGCTCATACTATTCCATTTCTTTCTTAGCTTATCTTTACAGCCGACTTTCTTATCGTATAAATTCCAAATATTATCGAAAGTGTATTCATCATCCTTGTCAAGGATAATCTTCTTTACCTCATATCCATTTTCCTTTAAAAGGTTAATGGCTTTCTGTATTTCTTCTTTCATATTCTTCATAAGTTAACCATTTAAAACCAAATGCAATATTGTTTCCGTACTTAAAATAGCATTTACTTCTGATGTATGAAGCGTCATATCCTAACTTTCTTTTTACTTCTGCAAATGATGGATATATGGAAATTAATTCATCATTCAAAGATAACTGAACTACAGACCTAGAACGACCTTTATTAATGGAATTTTTAGAATGCCTTTCTTGTGCTGTTCCGTAGGTAGTATTGTAACTAACCGTACACCATTCTAGATTTTCTAAATTGTTATTTTGTTTGTCTTCGTCCTTATGGTTTATAGAAGGATAACTATTTGGGTTTGGAATAAAACTTTCTGCAACTAATCTGTGAATTGTTTTGTATTTCAATTTAGAATTTTTGCTTAAAGTTACTAAAAGATAGCCATTCCCTTTACATAAATAAGGTTTTAGTATCTTTCCTTTAATCAACCTTCTTCGTTCTGTACCTTTTAAGTTATCTACAACTATCTTGTCTAATGACCGAACTCTTCCTTTTGAAGAAACTTCGTATGAATCTTCAAAATCCTTAATGGGTTTCCAAATTTCATCTGTCATAGTTCGCCATTGAGATAATTGTCGATTGCTTGCATAAATTCATCTATAGAGCGGACGATGATGTACTTGCCGCCATGTCGTTCCACTTCAAACTGGAATACCTTCTGTTCGGGTTCCTGCCTACCTTTCGGAGTTTTGTTTTCGATACAGAGGAAACCATACTGGGAGGTGCTTTTCAGGAGGATCATATCAGATACCCCCGGCTTCATACCTTCTTCTTTCAGCCAAGCGGCTTGTCGGGAGGTTCGCTTGCCGCCATTGGGAACGGCAAAGAAGACCCCTTCGAGGTCAGGATATACCCCACGGATATACCTGACCTCTGCGGCTTGCAAGTTGTGCTCATCGTAGGATGAACGCTTGCGTATCTTCTTGTCTTCCTGCAATAGCTTTGCCTTGATTTCAGCGTAGCTTGCCATTACCAGTCGGTTGAGAAAAGGTTGTTGAGAGAGTTTTCACCCATCAGAAGGATGGCTCTGTTTGCTGCTTCTTCTGATTTGAAGTAAACAGAACCATTATTAAACCATTTAAAGAATCTGACAACATATTTTCCGTTTTCAATACGAATAAACCAGTTTTTGTTGTTACCATCGAAATATGGAATCCAATCACCATTGAGATACTTGGCGATGTTCATCAGCTTGTTGAAAGCCAACAAACGTTTTGCCTGAGCCTCGGTGGTGCAGTTATTTTGGTCATTATAGTTAACTACCCCTATCGTTGCTGTGTAGATTTTGGTTCTCCCAACCCAAGATGCAATCTTATCTAAGAAGAGTTCTTTGAGAACATCATCGTAAGTGATAGACTTCTTCTGAGTCTTCTCATTTAGAGGATGATCATTCTGGGCATGCTTCTTGCGCACCATCAACTTGCCTTCCTCATCGAAGAAGAACTTTAGGTTCTCAGGGATAGGGAACTCTACAGCCGTACCATTATTCGGGATATACAACTTAGATAAGGAAGCATTACCTTCGTTGATGTTCTGAATATCCTTATCTGTGATACCCTCTGTATGGATGGAATTGGTGTTTTCGTCCTTCTCCTTCATCTTATTGGCAATCATTTCTGCACCCTTGCCGAGGATTGCTCCGAAAAGCATCTGGGCGAATGGTGATAACTCTGGCTGGTTGTTGCGCTGACGGTTACGTCTGCCATTGCGCTTGTCGTTTCTACGTGTCATATTATGTATAATTTTTTAGAATGTTATTAAACTCGTCTTCTGATACACCATCGGCTACCATAATGGTAAGGATGGTGTCCAAGACCTTGGAATAAACTTCGTTGAAGGTTGGCTCATCCATCTTGGCGAATGAGATAGACTTGGCTCGCTCCAAGAACTTCTGTCCGTTCAGGTCGTAGAGTGGTTCACTGAATCCAGAAGTTATCAGGAGCTGTTCACGGAATTTCTCTACCGAACGGAGATTGATGCGCTGCTGCTCGGTGAGACAATCCCAAGCAGCTCGGATCAGGGAGAAGAACTTGCGGTGGAACTTCACGTTGCGTGGACGGACGATGTTCGCCTTGACAACAGAGCCAACCTTAATCTTTCTCAACTGCTCATAGTCCTCGTCTGCATAAGCTTGAAGACCAAGAGAAGTACGCACAAGATGGATTTCCATAACCTTTGTTTTTGAATATCAACTAATTGTTTGGTGGGAATGGGAGATTACCCTGCTGACCACCATATTGAGCTTGCTGCTGAATAGGCTGACCATTGGCATCAACCTGAGGGGGAAAGTTCTGCATCTGCTGCTGGATAGGAGCTGGCTGCGGAGGATTCTGCTGGAATCCCTGCTGGAATCCCTGCTGCTGCATCTGCTGAGGCTGGGCGGTTGGTCGCTGCACCTTCCAGCAATCCAACTGGTTGAACCATCGTCCGTCCTTAGACTGATGCGCCTTCAATCCGATGTGAGCGGTGATGATCTCACCAACTTGGATGTTGAACTGCTGCAGCTTGTCGGAGCTATAGACCTGAATCACGGCTCTTGCTGGGTACTGCTGGTTCAACTCCTCGATAACATATTCACACGAACTCCATTGAGTTCCGTTTTGGCTTGTTCCTGATTGGACTTGCCCTGCTGCAATAATCTTGCCTGTAAATGTTACGTTCATATCTATACTTAATTAAGTTTGATTCTGATGGATGGCTTTGTAGTAGTATCTTTCGGATAGTACTCATAGTGTTCCGGCTCGGTGTCCTTGAAGAGTTTCGTGTCGAAGGTCTTCTTTGTGGATGCTGCCACATAGGAGTAGGAGCCATATTGAGTCTTGATGGATTTCTGCTTGTTTGCTTCCATCATCTTCATCAACTTCTCCTTCAAGGCATCCTGCTCTATCTTCAAGGCATCAATCCTGGCGGTGACGAGTCGGTACTGCTGCTCGGTGCTAGAGAAGGCTTCCGGCACTTCCACCTCATACTTGTAGTCAGGATCATCCTCCAAGTATGCCTTGATAAGAGCATCAATCTTCTCTTCTGATACCCTAGGCAGCGGCTGGAATCGGCTCTGTCCGTTCTTGAACCACATACATACCAGTTCCTTCACCTTCAAGTCGGGATTCTGCTCCTCGAACCATCGTGCATAGATGGATAGCTGGAGAGAAACGTTGTCGTAGTGCAGGGTGGAGGTGGTCTTGTAATCTACCAGATAGATGTTGCCATCGCTGTCTGCGAAGACTCCATCAATGGCAGATGCGAAGTCCTCACCGTCGGTAACGAGATACTCGGAATCAACGTGATGGAGACCGTAGGAGACCAGCATACTATTGAATGCCCGAATCTCTTCTGTCGGGTTCGGGTATATGTTGATGTCGGAATCGAAGACGGTACAGAACAGCTCGAAGGAGTTGTGAATCATACCTCCTCGTTCTGCAGCCTTCTTCAATACAGAATCAGGAATATCCTTGTAGGTGTCGGGGAATGCCTTTCTTACCAACGTTCCAGTGATACCTTTCAGTTGCTTCTTGCCAATGAAGTATTGGTGAGTCTCCTCTATGAAGGTGATCTTCGGCTTATTCAGCTTGATGTTCTGTGTCATAGCCCTAACTCCTTTCTCTTAGCGGATAAGGCTTGCATAAACTGAGGGTTGCTGTTGAGCGGCATATAAGTGCACATCACCCATTTGATGTTGTCTCTGTTCACACATCGCTTCACCATTTCCAAAGCTTCGGCTAGGTTGTCTGGATGATACTTAGGTTGCGCTGACTGGGCGGTTGCCTGAGATTGCTGCTGAGTCTGTGCAGTCTGCTGAGCTGCCTGATGAAGAATGTTATCCTGCTGACCAGTATTGGTTGTGTCAGAATCAGCGTTATCATCAATGGCAAACAGACCATTGAGCGCATACTTTCGGGCATAGGATGAGGAGGCACCAGTAATCTGACTTCCGTCCATACCTTTCTTGGTTTCCTCTTCTCTAGCCCAACCAGTGGTTGTTTCACACTCGCCCTTCTCGTTCTTGATGGTAGCAGTTGCCTTCACGTAGATGCGGTTGCCTATCATAACAATATCATCTGATATGATGAGCGTACACTTCTGCTTGGCGAGTAAAGGTTTGACGGCTTCTAGGATGTCTTCTGCCTTGCGGTACTTGTAGCCACCGAATTTGTTGAACTGACTCTTCGGGGCTTTCAGTTCCGATTGAATCGTAATAAGCTCTTTCATGTCCTTATTATATTAATAGTTATTGATACTTCCATTCATAGCCCTTACATCTGTAAGTGCCATCCGATTTCTTATTCGGGTTGTCACATATCTGCTCAAACAAGCAGTCGTGGCAGCTTTTCGGTTTGAATAACATATCTTGTTGCTTTAAAATGTTCTACAATAAAAATCCCCTCGATTCTCACGAACAGAGGGGGATAACAACTTTAACGAGTTATAAAATGCAGTCGCTACTGCTATAGTCGTAAATGATACATAATTTTTATATGGTTTGAAAAAACGTGTCTGTCAAAAAGGAGGGGTGGGAGTAATAAAGCACCCCTCCGAGGAGCGACATCAGAATATAATTGCCGGATGCTGATAATCGCTCCAAGTTCCCTTCTGCATTTGTGGAGGCTTAGGACTCCCAGCACTAGTAATCGCATAAATCTGTGTAAATAGTGTAATTTTAACTTTTATCTATGACAAAGTCGTGCTGGCTGCATTAGAACCATTGTAGTTGTGCGCTTCTACCTATTGATGCTACCTTATTATATATAAGGGTCACGGCATCAGGTCTGCATCTTCACAAGTGAACTCCAAGCGTTCCAAATTCCACCCAGTAGGTGTATGTATTAACTTGCCACTTCCACGTCTAAGCATCATCTGTGGTTAATGATGCTCCTTTTGGGTACGTGTACCTCTCTAGGAAGGTTTATCCTATCCGATATGACTCCTCGGAATCGGGCGATATTGGGCATAGGGTAGGAATCGAACCTACGACCTTGAAGGTGATGGAGCCTTCTGCTCTACCATCTGAGCTACCTATGCCGATTCAAACAAATACTAACTAAAAACAATCTTGAACCTACACAACAGTTGTGGAGCTGGGAATAGCAAATTCCAAAAAATCCTTACGAAAAAGACTTTTGTCCTTATTTTGAGATAAATAAAACGAAAATTTTAAACTAATTAATATCAAACAATTTTTTATGCCGGATTCAGCTCCATATATATCTACTTGTTTACTTCCTTGAAGTAAGAGTGGATTTCCTTAACTACTATAGCGAATGTGGCGATACTTGCCACCAACATAACATTTGCGAACATATCTTTCTGTTTTAATGGGTTATACAATAGGCTTCCACCTCTGAATCTATCTCCGACTGGGGCTTCACTCTGTTCTGCAGCATCCAATCCTCTAGGTCACTCTTCTTGAAATAAAGGGCTCGCTGGTTGGGCTTGTAGATAGGGATGGTATGCTCTGCCACCATCTTTCTGAGTGTTCTGATGGTTACTCCCAGTACTATGGATGCTTCATCAATGTTGAGCACATTCTTGGTTCCGATGAGAATATACTTCTCTATTCGGGCAAGTGTCTCTCCAAGACTACTCTTATTCGTCTCTTCAATATCACTTTTTATCGTTTCATCTTTCATATCACTCGAAGTTAATGGTTTGCTGACTGGCACCAGTTGTCTTGGAAGACTCTCTTCCACCAGTGCCCTTATCTCTGGGAGTGTTCTCCTGCTCTATCAAGGGGAGAATGCCCTTTCCTTTGAGTGCTTCATAAAGGAAAATTCTTCCCTTCGTTGTCCACTCCGTGTTGTACTTCACATCGTGCCTACCATCCTTGCGGATGATGTCCACCGCTCTGCTTTTCAGGAACTGAGCGTACAATATCCACTGACCTCTCTCCTTATGCTGGATTCTCATAGATTCCAACTCTTTGTTCATTGCGATAGCACTCATACCGTAGTCTTGCGCTATCTGGGTTATGGTCATTGTAGCGTTGCTCTGCAGGATTCTGTCATAGTAGCTCACCTTTGGCAGCATTTCTGTAATCTTGTTGCCCAGCTCCACATTCGCCTTGCTGATAGTGATGATCGTCTCATCCTTCTGCTTCTCTTCCTCTGCCTTGACCAGAGACTTCAAAGCTTCGAGATAGTTCTGAGGAACGGATGGCTTGGATTGCTCAATCTGTTTCTTCATAGCGTTGAAGGCTTCGATGTATTTCAGCTTGAACTCCATCGCCTTCTTGCCGTTGAATCCCATTGCCAGCAGAGTGAAACCATCTTGGTTCATAACGAACATAGGCTGCTCTTTATTCTGCTCATTCAGATAGGTTGATTCTGAGAACATTTGGCGGACGGCTGAATTTTGAGCCGTCCCTTCTATCAACTTTCTGATAGATTGTATAACGTTCTTATGCTCTTTTTCAAAGACCTCAGCAACCAGTTTGCTATTTGTTAGAGGTTGGTTGCTTTCACCTCTGTAAACTAGATCGTTCATATTCACCTCCTTTTTTAACAGAAAATTACTCTGTCGTTCTTGATACCCCCAAAACGCTCTAGAGCGTCCTTTCTGATTGCAACTGCTAGCTCCGAGTCGGTCTTGTATGCAAGAGCATTATAGACCGTTGCCTGTGTACATCTGTGGAGAGCAATCAGCTTTTTTCTATTTTCAGGTGATACCTGAATAATTTTTTTCTTTTTTGCTTGCATATTCCAATTTTTTATTTTACCTTTGCGGCATTAATATTCTAATGCGGTTAAAAGAACATTATTTGATTGTTCTAACCGAGTGCAAAGGTAGTCATTTATTGCTATACCACCAAATGTTTAGCAAGAAAAGATTAGCCGTTTATGATTAATTAATTATGGTTTAAAAATGTGAAATTATGGAAGTAACTATTTATCAGCGCATTATGTCTATTTTGGAAGATAAGCAACTTTCGGTTAATGCTTTTTCAAAAATGGTTAATATGTCACAAACTACCCTTAACACACAGTTGAAGGGTGAACGAACTTTGTCTGCTAATGTCGTAGCTAAGGTTCTTGAAACATTCCCAGAGGTATCATCTGAATGGGTTATGCGTGGTGTAGGTTCTATGTATCGCAAAGAAGAGTCTGCCGGAGAAGTAGAGGAAGCAATCAGCGCAAATATGGTAGCCGAGCCAGCTCCAACCTATCGTGCCCAGCCTGAGCAGGACGAATCCATTTGGAAGGCAAAGTATGAAGCCATCAAGGAGTGCTATGATATGCTGGTGTCTAGCCTTGGCAGTATGAGAAAAGCAAATGTAGGATAATTAAAATGTGGTAGGTATGGGGTTTCTTCATATATTGGTTATGTTTGCATTCGTCTTATTGGTTACTGGATGGATGATAGGGGTTTGTGATTCACTCTTTCACGGAAGGTTCTTTAACTGGCTATGCGAAAAGAAATGGATGGTTGCTCCTGTCGGGGTGTTGTTACTGATATTCATTGCTAGAATATGGTATATCGTGTTGTTTGATATTCAAAACATAGTTAACTATATCTTTGGGTTATGTGGTTGCAATCCTATAGATTTAAAAAACTTTGGGTAATGGGAATAGGTCTAGTTATATTTTTCTTGGTTGCGTGTTACCTTATCTATAAGGTTTCTTGCATCAGTTATGTTCATTCGGAAAAGAAACGATTAAGTGAAGAATACTGGAAGCTTAAACGTAAGGAAGGCATAAAGACATCTGGTACTATCTGCATACAAGATGGTAGCAGAAGAATAATGCTTCGTAAGGATTTCATAGAGCGAGAATGGAATAAGACCGGCAAAGGTGGAATGCCTATCCGTGGCGAATATGAATCTGCAGCGCATTTCCTGAAACGTGTTGATGAATATCGCAAAATGAAGGCAGAGCAGAAAAGACGTTATGATGAGGAGTTAGCACGAAAGAAACAGAGCATCTTGGGTAGATGCGAAAAGGCTCCTTTATCGAAGTCTGAGTATGAAGCTGACGAAATATTAAAGAAATACAATGGGGAATTATAAATTCTAAAGCTTATGTTATTAACTAAAACGTGTGAGATATGAAGAAGATTTTGTGTTTTATGATGTTTGTCTTGTTGCTGGTATCATGTAGTAAGGATTCTAGTGAAGAGGTTGGGTTGCCTTCAAATTACATTGAGGTTGCTGGTGTTCGGCATCAGATTGATAAATTTGTGATTGAGAATGAAACAGACTTTCGTATAGGTTCCAAGAAGGATGGAACTTATATTTCTTTCGGTTATACTTGGTACAGAGTTCCAATAGGCGAAAAGGTATATTTCGTTGAGGCAGACGAGTATTTGGAATATTTTGAGTTAGTGGATAACTACAGAAAATGCAATTTAACAGATGGTTCTTCTGATAGTTTTTACTTAATAAAGAAGGATGGTGATAATTATATCGTTGATATATATATAGGTTCGTCTAAATATAAGACGATAGTACATTATGAAGGAAAAATGATATAAAGAAAAGGCATCGGGAATGAATCTCGGTGCCTTTTTATTCTGTTATTTATCGAAGAACTTATCAATGAGTCCTACGGCTTCATCCTTCTTCTTGTCTATGATCTTGGCATATATCTCTGTTGTGGATATGCGAGAGTGCCCAAGCAGCTTGCTGGTGGTGTATATGTCTGCCCCAAGTGTGAGCATCATCGTGGCGAAGGTATGTCGGGCAGTATGCACAATTTAAGCAAAAGCAACGGAAAGTGAAGATGAGAGAAATGAACTGCAAGTGGTTGAGAATGAGCAATATTTCATAATTCTGCCAATTGGCTGCAAAGCAAAGCCGAGCAGGA